TAGTGGAGTCCCGCCAGGTTTTACCTCCGGCGAGGAGCTGATCTACCTGCGTCGACGAGAACCCCGCAAGGGGTCGATCGATGACGGTGTAGAAGCTCAAAGTTTCGTAATCGTTGACAGCCGTCAACGGGTCCGGAACAATGGCCTTCTGATCTATTCTTGCCATTGACCTTACTCGGTCATTAGACAAGACCTGGTGTGAAATTGTCAGGGTAAATGTTCCATCAGATTTCTGATAGATACACTTTTTACCATCGATTTGCACACGAGGCATAGATTGAGCGACAGCATTGACTGTAACTGATTGTGGATCTGCAAACATAGTGGTTGACCTCCAAAGAGTTTCTAACGGAGTTGTTAATCCCTATGCCGCGACATTCCCCTTCCGAGTGGGATGCCGTTTAGGAGCACATAGAGAGAAAGATCGTGGTATCTGGACATCGATGCGGTTACCCGCGGGAGATGCCTAGAGCGCCAGCGATCGCTAATTGTCGCGGCGTTAAGTTAGCCAACGACAGGCTAAATCCATAAGGACTCAGACCTTCACGCCTCTGTTTTGTCTCGATTACTCGAGAGAATTCCAGAAGCACAGTACCAGAGGTGAAAGGAAGACATTGATAAAACTTCCTAACTCTCTGCTGGTGCTGCATAACATAAAGGTACTGACAGGCTACGCTATCAACTAACATATCATTCGCTCGGTCGATTTGATCACCGAAGTTTGATACCCAGTCGATAGCCCATGTCCAAGGTGTAGCTTTATAGATGTTTGATGGACTAATACGAGCACCATAAAGAGTCATTTGACGCTTCATGTTGTTCATTATCCCCGAATACTTGGGGTTAGTCTTATCAAACTCAGGCCGGTAATACCTCCAACGACCTACCGTGTATACCTTAGTAATTACTTCTTCGGTTACACGCCAAGTAGAAGGAGAACCGGGAGGAAACCACGGTGCAAACGGACTATCAAAGGACGAGTTCGGGAATAGCTTTACTCCCGTTCCAGAACCTAGTAGTACGGGCCCCGTAGAATTCTCATACATGAGGCGCTTTCTCCGTATCCACTGACCATTCTCTCGAGTAAGTTTCTCGATATGATTGTCAGCTTGATCAAACGCGTTATAGAACTTGCGTAGATCTTTTAGAAACGGAGACCAGCCAAACTGGTGATTGAGAAAGTGATCTGCAGCCTTTTTGGGCTGCATATGCTTAAAAGCAGGGGACCATGAGGAACCAGTCATGCCTCTCCAAATATCATGGAAAAAGCGTGACGTAGTTCGCATCATCCGCGGTAAATCTCGCAATTCAGCGAAAAATACAGCGGCCCCCGCCTTCTCAAGTTGGGGCTTATTACTATTATAAGCCCTATCGCCCCAGTCAGCCATGTCTGGATAATTGGATGCATCGCCGGATAGGTAGGAATCGAATGAGGTCATACTCATTCCACCCAACCAATCAGCGTTGTCTGGTATACTAAACCCGCCCTCATAGCGTTTCAAACCATCGAGACGCATGTGGACGCCAACTCCATACACCCCCAAAGGGGGATTACAACTGTTCACGCGGATAGTGTCGAAAGGACCACCCTCCTTGAACGGAGGCCCCTTATGCAACTCATCACGTGTCAACTGCCCATCTTCATATTTTGGGTAGCTAGCATAGGTGAGAAGCACTTCAGAGTTAGGATCACCCCATTTCTTGTTTGTGGCACTCCAGTTACGGTAGTGCCCAAGAGGAATGTTATGACTCAAACGAGTCGGGTTGATCCGTACGCGAGACCGAGTTGTATTGGTTAACATAGTACACCTTCCTTAGGGTTGCAAACGTTCAGCTCTTTCGAGCGTTGCACTGCGAACGCCCGCAATAATTAGAAGATACCATCGCTGATATCTCAGACCCC